GGAAGTTGCCTGAACTAGAAGGTGTCAAAGCTTCTTTGAGTCTTTCAAAATGGAATGCACAGTGGATGCAGAATCCAACTTCAGAAGAAGGTAGTATTATTAAACGTGAGTGGTGGAACATGTGGGAAGAAGCCAGGATTCCAAAACTAGAGCATGTCATACAATCTTACGACACAGCTTTTTCTAAAAAAGAATCTGCAGATTATTCTGCAATAACCACTTGGGGTGTATTTTATCCTAGTGAAGATAGCCCTGCACATCTAATATTATTAGATGCTTTCAAAGAAAGATTAGAGTTTCCAGAGCTTAAGAAAGAAGCATTAGAGCAATATAGATACTGGAATCCTGATACAGTGATTATAGAGGCCAAAGCTTCTGGTCTTCCACTAACATACGAGTTGCGAAAAGTAGGCATACCTGTTATAAATTTCACACCCAGTAAAGGCCAAGATAAATATTCAAGAGTGAGTGCAGTCTCGCCCTTGTTTGAGTCTGGAATGATTTGGGCGCCGGATGAAAAGTTCGCAGAAGAGGTAATAGAAGAATGTGCATCATTTCCTTATGGAGACTATGATGATTTGGTGGACAGCACAACACAAGCGTTGATGCGTTTTAGACAGGGAGGATTTGTAAGACTTCCTGACGATTATGTAGAAGAACCATTACCGCGAATAGATAGGGAATACTACTGATGGAATTCGAAAGATACGAAGATGTAATTGATGCCTACGAAAGAGATAACATGGGCTATGCCACTTTAACAGATTACATCAAAGGCGAAAATATTAAAATCAAAGAAATAGAAATGAGTCCTCTTGAAGATTTAAAACAATCTTTAAAAAAAGGTGGGCCTGTTGGAATAGAAGTTTTAATCATGGAAAAAATGAAAGATGGTGGACGAGTTCCATTTAGATTTGGTGGTGCTATGGGTAGCAGATATGGTGGAGGAAGTAAATCAGGTCCAAGTCAAGGACCAGCAGGTGGAGCATCAGCTGGTGGTAATTATGGTGGCAATAGAAATCCACAACAAACTTACGGCGGTGGAAGTCGTAAATCAACAACACAAACTAAAAAACCAACATTTAAATCAGATATAGATCCTAGGTTTCAAGGTTTAGTTTCTCCAGCCGCTGCTGTAAAATTTGATTTTTTAAAAAAACAAAAATTTTATAATCAACCTTTTAAATTAGAAGGCATAACTCCTTTAGAATTAGCAGGTACCGAGGCTGCTGGTGGATCAGCTGGTCTTGAAAGTTTAATAAAAGGTAGTGACAATTTAACGGTAGGTAAAGTTTTAGAAAATATGGCCGGAGGTGGATATCAAAATCTTTCTTCTAGCGCTCAAAATAAATTACAAGAACAAATTCTTGGTAAAGTAGACTTTGGAGATGCATTTCCAAAAAATTTTAGTTTTGGAAATATAGAGCCAACTATTGAAAAGGGAAGAATAGATATAGATGAAACTAAACTTGATGACGACGCAATGGCTGCTAAGAAATTTTTAGATCTTAAAGACGGCGGTCGAGTCGGTTTCAACGTTGGAGGAATAACAGATCCTCAAGCTTTAGCTATTTACAATTCTATGAGTAACTATGGTTTCTCTGATAAAGAAATAGCAGACACAATCACAGCTCAAGGCTATGATGCAGGAACTTTAGGACAAACAACTATACCTGATACACCAACCGCGCCTGATACATCAGTACCAGTTGAGGGTATCATTGGTATAGATTTGCAAGAGAGAGACACAGGAGAGCCATTTAATCCTTTTGGTCCATTAGATGAAACTTTTACTAGAGAAGCAGGATCTAAACCTAGCTTTTCAAAAGACGATCTTTTTGGTTTAGGTAGATTCCTCCAAGGTAAAGAGAGAGGCACACTCGGTAACCGATTACAAAATCAATTTAACTTCGGACAAAAACTACCATTACCTTTAGCACAATTAGCAGGAACTCGAAGTCCGTTTAATATAGATTCTAAAAATTATAATAAAGATTTTGTAGATCAATTAAATTATTTAGAATTAGGAGATGGTTTAATTGGTATGTCTAGTGTTGGTTTAAAATACGGACCTAAATCTGTGTTGTTTGGTAAAAATGTAATATCAGGTTTTGGTACAAACAATTATCAAAAAGCTCTAGAAAAATTCATTGCAAAAGCAAAAGGAGACAGAAAGAAAAAAGCTGAATTAGAGTTACAAACATTTTTAGATAAAGAAAAAGCAAGAAAAGAAAAAGAAGCTAAGGATAGACAAGCTAGTATAGAATCTCAAATTAGAACTAGAAGAGACGCTGGAGAATCATTAAGTGATATTGGAAGAGATATGTTTACTGGTCCCGGTAAAGCTTTTGAGAAAAGGTCTGGAGGATTTAGTGTTGATTCTTCTGGAAACAGAAGAAATTATGGAGGAAGAAAAGATGGTGGTTTAATGTTTGCAAGAGGTGGTCTTGCTACAATGTTTAAGGAAAAAAAATAATGGGCATAAAGTATGATCCAATTAGAGGTTTTATTAACGAAAAAACCGAAGATAAAGTTTCACAAGATTTTATAAAACTATACGCTAAACTTAATCCTATGGAAGTTAAAGTGGGTGAGCCTAAATTGACAAACGTAAAATCGACTGCTACAATGAAAAAAGAGGGCATACCGACTGAAAACAAAGAGGGATAATAGATGGCTACAATAGATAAACCACTTCCAAATACAAATATATCAGAAACTGTTATTGAAGTTCCAAAACAAGAAGAAATAATTCAAGAACGAGAAGAAATCACAGAGAAAAAAAATCAACAAGGTAACATAGAAGTTACCATGGATGAGCAAGGTGGGGCTGAAATCGCTTTTGATCCAAGAGCTGTAACCCCTGAAGGTGGTCAAGATCATTTTGAAAACTTAGCAGATTTTTTAGGTGAAGATGTTTTAGAACCACTTGGTTCTAAAATGGTAGAGCAATATAATGAGTACAAAGAATCTAGAGGTGATTGGGAAGATACTTATAGAAATGGATTAGAACTTTTAGGATTTAAATACGAAAGAAGAACAGAACCTTTTAGAGGAGCTTCTGGTGTAAACCACCCTGTGCTTGCAGAGGCAGTCACACAATTTCAAGCGCAAGCTTATAAAGAATTACTTCCAGCTGACGGACCAGTTAGAACACAAATCATGGGAAATGTAGATGTTCAAAAAGAAGAACAAGCTAAACGTGTAAAAGATTTTATGAATTACCAAATCATGGATCAAATGAAGGAATACGAGCCTGAGTTTGATCAGATGCTTTTTTACCTCCCTCTCAGCGGCTCTACCTTTAAAAAAGTATATTATGATTCCCTCTTGGGTAGAGCCGTATCTAAATTTGTACCAGCAGATGATTTGATAGTTCCATACTCTGCTAATTCTTTAGAAGATGCAGAAGCTATTGTTCATGTAATAAAAATTTCTGAAAATGAATTAAGAAAACAACAAGTAGCTGGATTTTACAGAGATATAGAATTAGGAACACCACCGGTAACACAAAACCAACTAGAAGATAAAAAATTAGAATTAGAAGGTATAAGTAAAGATGGTCAAGAAGATCAATACACACTTTATGAAATACACACTAATTTAGATTTAGAGGGTTATGAAGATATGGGTGATGATGGTAACCCTACAGGAATTAAATTACCTTATGTTGTAACTGTTGCAGAAGCAGGACAAAAAGTTTTATCGATTAGAAGAAATTATAATCCACAAGATCCATCAAAGAAAAAAACAAATTATTTTGTGCAATTTAAATTTTTACCAGGAACAGGTTTTTATGGTTTTGGTTTAATACACATGATCGGTGGATTAACTAGAACTGCTACTGCAGCTCTTAGACAATTATTGGATGCGGGAACCTTAGCTAACTTACCATCAGGATTTAAGTCTAGAGGTATTAGAGTTAGAGACGATGCACAACCTTTACAGCCTGGTGAGTTTAGAGATGTCGACGCTCCGGGCGGCAACATTAAAGATCAGTTTATGACTTTACCTTTCAAAGGACCAGACTCAACTTTACTTCAACTGATGGGTATAGTTGTAAATGCAGGCCAACGTTTCGCGGCCATCGCTGATATGCAAGTTGGTGACATGAACCAACAAGCTGCAGTCGGAACGACAGTAGCATTATTGGAGCGTGGATCGCGGGTAATGTCAGCTATACACAAAAGATTATACGTTGGATTAAAACAAGAATTTAAATTATTAGCAGAGGTATTTAAAACATACTTACCACCGGTTTATCCTTATGATGTACCAGGCGCTACACGTGAAATTAAAATGCAAGACTTTGATGATAGAGTGGATATTCTACCTGTTGCAGATCCAAATATATTTTCACAAACACAAAGAATTAGTTTAGCACAAAGTCAACTACAGTTAGCTCAGTCTAATCCTAAAATTCATAACTTATATCAAGCATACAGATCTATGTATGATGCATTAGGTGTAAAAAATGTAAATGCAATACTTCCGCCACCAGCTCCACCACAACCGATGGACCCAGCTCTAGAAAATATCATGGCGATGAACGGAAAACCTTTTCAAGCTTTTCCAGGACAAGATCATAAAGCTCACATTGATGCACATTTAAGTTTTATGTCCATAGCGA